GATCAGTATCTACTATATTACTCTCTGGATGTGCAAAGTCAACGGTAAATAAATATTTTCCGTGATGCCACTTCTTATCTTTTCCTATGTATTTGCCAGCTTGTCCGTCTAGAATATCAAAACTAGTAACAGAAGGGTAATAACTAAAACAATTCCACAGTTCCAGTTCATCCAATCTTCTAATTGGAACTTCTTCTGGCCTGTAACCACGCTGTATAAAAGCTGATATGGGTAGACGATAAAAGATAGCACCGTTTTCCATGATGGCATGGAAGAGAATTGGTTTGCCAGTGATTCCGGCAATAGCGAAGATAATACAGTCTTCAACTTCTCCATGATGTTTTTTAAGATCATATAAATACTCCTTTTTTATTTGCGCATATTGTACAGGAATATTTGCATTTAAGTAAGCCATAAATTATCCTCATTTTATACTTCCCCAGTTAGGACCTGATTCGTAGTCAACTTTGTTGGGTACTTCTAGATTAACAGCATTCTCCATAATCTCAACAATTTTATCTGCGTTACCGTCGACAGATATATCTAACTCATCATGAACTTGTATGTGTGGTGTGATACCTTCTTTATATAATTCTATCATTGCCTTCTTTGTCATGTCAGCAGCTGATCCTTGTATCAATTTATTTAATGCTTTGTATGTGTATGCACGTTTGATCCCTGGTCCGTGTTCCGCGAGTGCTGCATCGTGAGGCAATGCTTTATGTATACCAAATTGATTTGGTTCCCATAGATGAAACCTACACAACCTACCAAGTAAAGTTCTAATCTTACCAGAGTCTTGTGCTCTGTGCATTACATTATCCATCAATTGTTTTACAAATGGAACTTTGTTGTGATATTGTCTAAACAAACTATCTGATTTATCTTTTGATATACCAAGTTCTGCCTGTAGTTTATTTTTACCCATGCCGTAGAACAGACCAAGATTTATGGTCTTAGCTTGTGATCTAGGTATGTCAGCCATTTCAGCTACAATACTATGAAAGTCTGCATCACCATCATTGTATGCATCTAAAACCTCTCCAGAGCCATACAGATTCTGTAAAGCAGCATAATGCACTACCAACCTAGGCTCCTGCTGTGAATAGTCAAAACAACCCCATGTATGGCCCTCCTCGGGTATAAATAACGACCTGATCCGTGGTCCAAGGTCTTTGTTTCTTGCAGGAATTTGCTGTAAATTAGGGTTAGAATAACTAAATCTACCAGTCACAGTGCCACCATTATCGGATCTAAGTTGGTTTATCTCAGCATGTATTCTACCTTTATAAGAATGTTTTAATATGGTATCAATAAATGTGGTATGGGCTTTGTTGATTTCACGGGCCTGGGCAATTAGTTTTACCAGTGGGTGGGGGTGATTCTGTAAAAAATTTTTAGTAAAAGAAGGTGACTGTGTTTTCTCAGTTCTATCATAATCTAGTTTTAATTTATCAAACACTTGTGCAATCGATCTTGCTGCCCATATTTGAACGTCTACTTGTGTCTCTTTTCCTACTTCTAGTAAGCATTGCTTTTCTTGTTCAACTAACTGTTGCTTTAATGTATGAGCAGCTTGAACGTCTACTCTTACTCCTAGGAAACGCATATCGACTAAGCAAGGAAAAAGTTCTGTCTCTAATAAAAAAATAGATTCTATATCTTGGGTGTATATTTCTTTTTGTAATTCTTTCCAAAGTTCTAATGTTATCTCTGCATCTTTTTCTGCATATGCACCAACATAAATGGCAGGTAGTTTATACATTTCTGCTTTGGCGTCAATACCCCAATCTTTTGCAGCTGCATATAAATCACTTTCATTTTTACTTTTGCCGGTGTATCGTTTAGCACAATTGTTTAAGTCATAACGCATTTGATTTTCATCAACTAAGGCCGATGCAATCATCGTGTCAATAATACGTCCGTTAATACTTAAACCGAGCGCTCGTATCCAACACACGTCATACATGGCGTTGTGGAATATTTTGTCTGCAGGTGTTTTAAGAACAGATTGAAACCATCCTAAAACTTTTTTACGATCCATGTTACCACCGCCTTCGTGTGCGATAGGATAATAACCAGACCATCCCTCAACAGCGATAGCTATACCTACAACATCACCATTCTTAGATACACTACCAGATCCCATCTTTCTTAAATCAGGATCTTTAGTTTCTAAATCTATTGCAATCTCTTTGTGGTCAGATAAATCTGGAAAATTTTCTGGTGGTAGCCACTCTGTTGGTGGACTAAACATGGGTTTCTGTATCATTTAGTATCTTGTAATTTTTTTATTTCTAATTCACAATAGTGTATAATTTTTTGTAAATCTTGTATACCGTTTTTATTTTTATATCTGCAAACGTATTTTACAACATTGCCTTGAAAAAATGATAAGTCATTTTTTGCAATAAACTCATAAGGTTGTATTAAAAAATTTTTGTAATGTGATCCACCTATTTGTCTATCTTGTGGAAACGCATCATCAAAATCATTTTTGTGTGTCATAGTATATATCCTTTGCTTTGTTTTTTAGGTTCTACAATATGTAAGTTTTCTTTTGTTCTGGTTGCACCAACATAGAACAAACGATTTTCATCATCTGGATTTCTTTCATATGTATTCATTGTTGTTTGTGTTAGATCAGTTAATAATAAAACATTGTCAGCTTCACCACCCTTTGCTGCATGAATAGTAGATAACTCTATTCTAGGTTTTGCATTTAACTTCTCACCATTTTTTCTCATCTTTAGTAGATAATTTATTTTCTGTTGTCCTGCATTATCAAATGCTTTAAACCACTCTTCTTTTGTTTTCAAACCAAATTCTTTTGTTAATTGATCTATTCCGTAGTAAGATCCTTTGACCATACCCTTTAGTTTTTGTTTGTTACATTTTTCTGCACTAAAATAATTATATATTTTTTCTAATTGTTTGTAGCTTAACAATTGACCTTGACGTAAATGTTCCCAATCAATGGCTGCCTCTTGTAAATCTTTTTCGTAACTACGTTTGTGTCTTGATTCGTAGTAATAACCCTTACGATATAAAGAATCTTCTACTTCTTTTAACATATGTTTTGTTCTACCCAGCACCAACCATTCACCTGATGACATGTCAACGCTATCTACATCAAAGTGTCTACGCAAACTACCTTCGTTTACTTTTGGTTGCCACCTCTTATCTATCCTGTTTCTAATTCTATTTATAATACCCATCGCAACACCATGCACTTTTGCAGGTATTCTAAACGATTGTGTTAACGATAGATTTATCATCTGATCTTGCAATGCAATAAAAGAATCTACATCTGCACCAGCCCATTTAAATATGGCTTGGTCATCATCACCTGCAATAAATGTATCCTCTGTTTTATTCCAAATAGATTTTGTCATGTCCCACTGCATCAAAGATAAATCTTGTGCTTCATCAATAAACACAACATCAAAGTTTGGTGACTTATCTGACTTTATAAAATTTAATATCATGTCGTTAAAATCTATGAGGTTGTATTCTTTTTTGTATCTCTGCAGCTCGTTATAAATAATCCTAAGTTTGTTTCTTTCTAAATCTTGTGTGTGTTCTTTTTTATCATACTGTTGCTCTGGTGTTATGTTTCTAAGTTGTGCCAGTTGTATTATTTGTAGATACTCACTGTCAGATGTAAATATTCCGTGGTCCTCTTGGTGTTGTGCGTATGCTACAGGAAAACCTAACTTCTTACCTAGATCTTTGTAGTGTCTTGCTTGCATAACTTGATCTTTTTTTAATCCTAGTTTTCTAAATGCTAGTGAATGCAGTGTCCTAAAATATGGTAAATCATCTTCTGTATAATTAAATTGTTTCATTGCTCTATCTCTTGCTTCATACGCAGCCTTTTGTGTAAAAGCAAAGTAACCAATCTTGTCTGGGTCTGTTTCTTTTAAATAGCTGTCAACTTTTTTTAATAAAGTTGTAGTCTTACCTGTACCTGGTGGTCCTAATACTATTGTTTTCAAAACACATCCTTTGGTTTTAATTCTTTTTGTGTATAGCTGTCTGTTCGCTTATCAAATTGTTTTACTGCAAACACTGATATTCTTTCTTTACCAACTCTTTTATCCTCACAACTGCACGCCTCTTTTAACATCTGTGCTGTACGTTGATAATTAATATCCCATCTTTGTCTAATTAAAAAGTTATTAAAAAATTTATTAAATATGAAATGGTGATTACCATCGTTTGTCCATACACCACCGTTTTTAAGATCATTTATGTCAGACCCTATGTGTCTATTTAAACAAAACTCTTCTAAGTGATTTCGCAATTGATCCTGTGTTGTTATACCTTCCGGTGGTTCTACTGGTTCGTGGTTTCTCATTAATGGGTTTATTATATTTGCCCAGTCTTTTGGCTTAACAGTTGGTGGCATAAAATCTAGTTGCTCCATGACTGCTTCCTGAAATAAACTTTGTTGTTTTAGATACTTAACGTTTTCTAAAAATAATCTCTCACCATCAACGTTGAGATAGTAATATGGTTTTTCTAATTTTATTTTTTGTAAGTCAGATAATAACGGAAAAGTTATCTCTTCTCCTATACCATACTTACGACTCTTACATAATTTTTTATCACATAGATTACACATAGGAGTGTCATTACATTTGTATCCCCAATCTTTTTTGTCGTGTTGTCTTTTTATAATATCTATTTCTGATTCGCTTAGTGGACTTGTAGATGCATTTATATTAAACATTGTAAGTCTACTCTTCCATTCTGATGGCCATTTCTTTTTAGCATACACACCGTAATGAAACATAGAATTGTTACGTCCACCTTCTGGTATTTTGTTTAACGCCATAAGTTCTATACACGGTGGTGCATCATCATACTCTGATTTAGGTCTTTCTATTTTTACAAGATTAAGATCATGTTGTTTTATTTGATCATAAATATTATAAAATTCTTTTAACGTTGCAGCTTCTCCATTTTCTTTAAATGCATATCTTGTTGTGTCATCACCATTAAAGTATGGTAGGTTTAAAAAATTGCCTGTGTCGTCTTGTGATTTTAATCTAATTTGTTTTGGAAAAACTTCTGATGCGCCGTAGCCTAATAATGTTTTTATTTCTGTAAGTTTGTCTCTCATTCTTTCTGCTGATACGGGATTGACTGTGAACAGAAAGACGTGTGCCCCTCCACTCTTTGACCTACACACGGCCAAAGGCAGTTTAAATTGTTTTATCTTATCTATTAATTTTTTGTGATCAAAACCTGCATACGAGTCTATGTCTACACATCCCCATTTGCATTTGTTATCATCGTTGATAGGAATTATTCCTAGACTCTGTGTGCCTTGTAAATGTTTTCGCCACAGCTGTTCTGTTACAGGTTGACGTACAACAAACGATTGTCCTTTTACTTTGACACCATCTTCTGTTGTCTCAGTAACTTTAGTGCAACCGTGCGCACGTTCTAATCCTGTGAATATATTTATAAACTCATTCATATTTTATGACGGGCGACTCCAGTCTCCCTTTGCCGCCCGACCCCTAGGAATTAGTATGGTGTTTTAGATTTAGATTCGTCTGATCCGTGTTTGACCTCGACCTCACCTTTACCAACACTCATAGCAAAAGATTTTGCCATCTCGTAGACGCCTGCGTCCTCGACTGGTCCCATCTTTTCTACTTCCCATCCAAACCATGTTCCTTTGTCATTCGACATCTGAACGGTTGATAGGTTATAAATGTGGCTGTAAGTTGGCGGTGTAAACAAACCATTTTTACCTTGTAGTTTGATTCCCATCATCAATGAGTTCCATTTTCTACTAACTTTTAGTTGCGTAGATTTCATAGAAATCAAAGCTGTTGATGGATTATCACCCAGAACTAATACAAAGTGACTTGCAGTATTATCCAGATAATTACCATTTGGTAATCTATCTTTGTAGTCTTTACCTCTTGTGGTTTGACTAACTATATCACTGCCTGCATCATGAATTGCAACCGGTGCACCACTGCTGGTACCTCTGTCTTGCCATTCGATATATTGTCTTTTGTAATGACAAGGTACAACACTAATCTTGTCAAACAATTCGTTTGTGACAGTGTTAATTATCTTGCCGGGTTCTGCTCCCTCTACATATTTACCATCTCTTTTATTTACTTCTGGAGATAGTTGTCCCAAAATTTTTAAGAAAGGCAACGCAAGATCTTCTTGCGATATATTTTGAGCACCTTGATTTGCATCAGCTTCAAATAAATTTACTGCCAATGCTCCTTCTTTTTTTTCTGCTACTTGGTTCATGTTACTTGTTCCTTTTTATTGTAGTCTTATTTCCAACGAACACGTTGAAAATTTCCGTTGGCATTTCTTTACCTGCCTCTAAACGTTCACGGACTAACGCTTTGAGAGTCATGGGTTCTACCTTCAACTTTTGTGTCGGTTGGAACCCACGCTCTTCTGCAAGAGCAGCATAATCAGCTGCCTTGTTGTCTTCGTTGCGACCAAAGGATACGGATATCTCGTTTTTGATTATATCCCCTAGCCCATTGTTACGAAGCCAGTTAAACGCTGCTTCTTTGTTTGCAACAGAGATGCTTGCGCTATAATTAGGTTTAACATCTACTGAAGATCCGTCCATAAGTTTTAAATGTGATAAACCCATCTCACTCATCATAGTCGGAATAACTTCACCAGATATTCTTTCAATATCTTTTTTTGTATTTTTCATATTGTCTTCTTGCAACTCAAGCCTTGCTTGTAACGCCTCTAACTTTTCTACTTGATCTGCGAGTGACCGTATGTTGTCAGTCTTTTGTATTGTGTTTTGTTTGTCTTGTTCAAAATCAATCATCAATTTCTCCTTTCTCGTATAAATTAATTTCTATAGGATAATATTTTCTTTCTTGTTTATCCCATTTCAATAGATTGTATTTGCCATTTGTAATATCAGAAACTATAGAGCATGCAACACCTATGATTGCAGGATCACCAGTTAATAATAAATAATCTCCTTGTTTAAAATCTTTTAAACTTTTTCTTAATTTAAAAATTAGTGGACCCGGAGAAAATATTATTTGTGAAAACTCTGGTAATAAAAATTTCATTTCACCGTAATTAGATGCACCCATAATATTAATTTTAGGATTACCTGACTGCGTACCTGGAATTTCTTGTATGACGTAAACTATATTTTCTTTCATGCTTGACAATATAGTTACTAACTATTATATTGTCAACTAGAAAGAAGAAAATTATGAACTATAAATTTAAAAAGAAACCATATGCACATCAATTGACTGCATTAGAAAAGTCATGGAACAGACAAACCTACGCTTATTTTATGGAAATGGGTACAGGTAAAACAAAAGTATTAATAGATAATTTAGCTATGCTTTACGATAAAGGTAAAGTAGATGGTGCTTTAATTATTGCACCTAAAGGTGTTGTAGGAACTTGGTATAATAATGAAATACCAGCACATCTACCAGATCACATAGATGATGTTACCGTATTGTGGCAAGCTAATATTACAAAAAAACAACAAGAAAAATTAGATTATCTTTTTGAACCAGAAGAAAATTTACATATTTTAATAATGAATGTAGAAGCTTTGAGCACCACAAAAGGTAAAGATTTTGCTGAAAAGTTTTTAGATTCTCACAATACATTGATGGCCATAGATGAATCTACAACTATAAAAAATCCTAATGCTAAGAGAACTAAAAACATTCTTAAATTATCTGAGTTAGCTAAATATAAAAGAATAATGACAGGTTCTCCTGTTACCAAAAACCCCTTAGATTTATATAGTCAATGCGAGTTCCTTGATCCGTGGTTGTTGGACTATACATCATATTACGCGTTTCGTAATCGTTATGCAGAGATGAAAACCATGCATGCACACGGAAGATCTATACAAGTTGTAGATAAGTTTAAAAATTTAGGTGAGTTATCAGACACACTTAAAAATTTTTCTTATCGTGTATTAAAAGAAGATTGTCTAGATTTACCAGATAAAATATACATGAAGAGAAATATTAAATTAACACCAGATCAATTTAAAATATACAAACAGATGAAAGATCAAGCAATTGCTATGTTAAATGGTAAAGTTACATCAACAGCAACTGTTCTAACTCAACTTATGAGATTACATCAAATAACTTGTGGTCATTTTACTGCAGACGATGGCTCTACACAGGCTATTTCTAACAATAGAATGGACGAGTTGATGGGTGTGTTAGAAGAAACAGAAGGCAAGGCCATTATATGGGCCCACTACCAGTATGACATTACAAACATAATACAAAACGTAGTTAAAAAATATGGAGAAGGTTCTATTGTTGACTATTTTGGTTTAACACCACAAGAAGAAAGACAACCTAATATTAAGAAATTTCAAGATGACCCTAAGTGTCGGTTTATAGTTGGAACGCCTTCTACGGGCGGCTATGGGATTACTTTGACGGCTGCAAACACCGTTATCTATTATTCTAACGGATATGATCTCGAAAAAAGACTACAGTCAGAAGACAGAGCACACAGAATTGGACAACAAAAACCTGTAACTTATGTTGATTTGATTTGCGACGATACCGTGGATGAAAAGATCGTAAAAGCCCTACGTAAAAAAATAAACATAGCATCAGAAGTTTTAGGTGAAGAAATGAAATCATGGATTTAGTAGGACTATACGCGTAGCGCGCGCAAATTTTTAGACTAAGTCCTTTGCCTTGCCTAATATTGGTTTATATTTAGTTTTACCCTCAGACTTATAAGCATGCAAAAAAGATGCACGTCTACCTTCAGGTATGTAACTACAATGTATCCACCCGCTGTTTGGTTCGCCAGGCGTGTAGTATTCTAATATTAATTGATCATAGTCTAGGTTATTTTTAATCCAATCAGCCAATTCAGCGTTGTCGGTTCCCATCACTTCGAAATCCGCCGCCTCTGATTTTGCATGTTGGCTATTCGCAGAGCTTCCGATAGCCATACACAACTCTACGCTGCGGTAGCCGCTCGTCACTTTAACCCTGCCAAAATGATCACGGACTGGTTGTAAAATATTTTCGCACAAAGCTTTTAATTTTTCTATTTGATCTGCATTAGGATTGTTATCAATACCCTTTCTAATGGCAG